GATATAACTATAGATACGTTTTATCGGTGGAAGAAAGTTCATAAGCCTTTTTCTGAGGCACTCTTAGAGGGAAAGGAAGTTGCAGATTCAAACATCGCTAAAAGCCTATACCAGAGAGCAAAAGGGTATAGTCATCCCGAAGATAAAATATTTAACAACAACGGCGACCCTTTAATAATTCCAACAACAAAACATTATCCTCCTGATACAGGCGCAGCAACATTATGGTTAAAGAATAGACAGCCTAAGAAGTGGCGTGATAAAGTAGATCATGACCATACTACTGGCGGTGAAAAGATAAATCAAATAAATGTAACAATACGTCGGATGAAGCCAAAGGAAAAAGATAATGAGTAAAGATACCAGTTATTTGAGTGCAGCTTACAAAGATCTGCCACCACCGCGTTATGAACGTTTGATACATGGTAATTTTCCTGAAGATCTGATATTTTCTGAAGAGCAAAAAAAACATTATTGTGACATGGGCTTTAAACTCAAAGAATGGGATCATGATAGCAGCAACTGACATAAACATAGATATAGAATATAATGACAAGCAGTGGAAAGCTGATATAATCCTAAAGGAAACTCTTGTTTCAATATTAGGATACGGAGGCGCACGAGGTGGTGGAAAGTCATATTTTGGTAGGACTGAAATAATTACAGACTTACTTGAACATCCAGGTTCAACAGGATTAATAATAAGAAAGACATTCTCAGAGCTTGAAAGAAATCACATCAAGAAGATTAAAAAAGAATGGCCTAAACTAATACAGAAACAAAAAGAAATCAAATATGATAAAGAAGAAGAATATACTACACTATATAAATACAAAGAGCAGAAACATTACTTTGAATTCGCTAATGGATCACAACTTGATTTAACTTACTGTGAGAACATTAAAGACTTAGAAAAGTTACAAGGAGCAGAATACGATTTTATACTATTGGATGAAGCTGAACATTATTCAGAAGTATTCTTTCAAGATATTTGCGCTTGCCTTAGAACAGTTCTAAATCTTAAGTGTTACATTATAGTTACATTTAATCCTGGTGGAATTGGCCAAAGCTGGTTAAAGAGATTGTTCATTACCAAAAACTTTAGATCAAATGAAAAGCCAGAGAACTACGATTTTGTGAAAGCAACAGTGTATGATAATCCTAAGATAGATGAGGCTTACATAGATAGACTCAAAGCTCTACCAGAGAGAAAACGCAAGGCGTGGCTTGATGGTGACTTTGATAGTTATATCGGACAGTACTTTGATAACTTCGGAGATCATTTAAAGATTGCTCCTTTTGTTATTCCTCCTCATGAATCTGCTGGCAAGTTGTATGGTTCAATGGATTATGGTTATGGAATTAATGGTTACTCTTCATTTGGTTTGTGGTATAATTGCAATGGGGTACCTATTAGATTACTCACTTGGTTTAGGCAAGGGTTGAAAGCAACTGAACAGGCTAATGATCTTTATGACACTTTAACATCATTTCATTTCACATCAGGAGCTTTGCCGATTGAGGTAGTATGTGATACGAATATGTGGACTGATCCAAGATTAGACGAACATAGTAAGGCGCCTATTGATTATTTCAAAGAAAAATTCCCATCTAAGGTAAAATGGATACCAGCTAATAAGAATAGAATTAATGGATGGCAAGTAGTGCTTGATTATTTTAGTATTGATCAGTTAACTCAAAAACCTAAGATGTTATATGTAGATAAATATAATGTAACAATGGAAGAAACTTTTCCTCAATTAGTTAGTGATGATAATAGGCCGGAAGATGTTAAGAAGTGTGACATAGACCATACTCCGGACGAAGTAAGATACTTTTTGACGTGGTTTGCAGCTAAGATTGCATTGATGGTTAGTGAAGAAGTGAGACAACAGTCTTCTGCAAGTATAAATAGAGAGATTAACAAGGCTTTAGCGAGTCATCCAAGATCAGTGACAGGGTGGTAAATGAGTAACAATTGTTTTAACTTAGATTGCAAATACAGAACAGATCCTAATTATTCTTGTGAGATGAGACCAAACGGATGTTTAGTTCATTCATTAGGCCCTTGTGTATCTGTAGAAGATAAAGAGAATGTAAGAACTGTATTAATGTATAAAGCAGTAGCAGCTTTGACCGATGGTGGAAATGGAAAGTTGTATGATCTGTTGAGGTGGCATGGCTTCGATACTGATGAAGAGATAACAAGATACGACCATGTAGGAGATAAGCAAGTTGAATTTGCTCAACAGAGGGAATGGCGAGATTGAGCGATTCACGGTTTAATGAATTTTTTGGTTATGCGGTGTTTTCAACTCTGCTTGTTGTCTTTGCGGTAGAGGTTTTGATTATATTGGCCGCCTATGTGTTAGGTCTTTGGAAAGCAATATTTTAAAAGGAAATGGAATGAGCGAAGAGCATAAGAAAAAGGTTTGTGGAGATTGCAAAGGTTATAAAGATTCCCACAATGGTTTTGGTTGCATTTTCCCCAGAAGCTCATGTGAGCGTAATGATTTAGGTATGAAGATGTGGGATCTTGTTCAAGTTTTCAAGTGCATAAACTGCCTCTATTTTGTTGATGCCTGTTGCAAAAGGCGTGCGCCTGTTAATGTAAACTGTAGCGGTACTACAAAGCCATTTCCTGTATGGCCTGCCACTGAGTATAACGATTGGTGCGGAGACTACGAATATATATTTAGAGAAGGTGTTGATCTACATCTTTATGAATTGCATAAGAAAAAGGAAGACGATGAATAAAGAAACAATAAATCACATACCACTATACAAACATGTATTTGGTGGTAAGGATAATAATAAAAAAGTCAAGGCCATAAGATTCTCTCTTAACAAAGATAACACTAAGGATTTTATTGTGGGGATAGATATTAACAATGAATTTCTATTCGAGAGAGAAGATATAACAGAGATAATGAGTTTTTTGGAAAAGAAAATAAGATCAAAACTAACTTCTAAAGCTATAGGAGCAAGCAAATGAAGTATTTAGCAATCATAATGTTAATAGTTAGCATGGTAAGTGCACAGAAGCAACGCACAGATCGAATGATCAACACCAAGCTAATGAGAACAGATACTGTTTATGTGACAGGAACAGGCACAGCTTACACACCAATCTTTTGGCAAGCTAAAGCTAATGAGAAAACCATTGAAATAATCATGGATGATACTTCGTCTGCTGGTTATGCAAGTGATTCAGCGTCTGTTAGTGTTACGGTTAAGCAGGTGTTTGATATGGGACTTACTAAGAGCGTCAATCTTTATAACTCTGATGCTTATACAAGTGGATTGTTATATGATTCAGTAACCATTGCAGATTTAGATACGGTTACAACTTGGTTAAGAGAAACAGCTCCTATCGTAAGATATGGAAGGGATACGACAGGATACTATGCAACTGATGCGTTAGACACTCTCACAACGAGAGAGGCTTCTGCATATGTTCAATTAGTTCCTGATTATTCACCTGGACTTGTTCTATTGATTACAGGACTAACAGACAATAAAGTAGGTTCAGCAAATAGAGTTATTATTAGATGGTATCAACAGCAGGGTTTACCTGTATTTGACGATTAAAAGTTAAGTAGTAAAACAAAACATAAACGGCGACCTTTGAACTAATTACTCAGAGGTTATGAAAAAGGGCAATATAGTGCTATATCACTGTGTTGTCCTTTTTTTGTTGCCTTATAGTTAAACACTCAAAAGGTTATAATATGAAAAACAAAATTATACCACTCTTAGCAATGTTAGCTGTAATAGCAGCAATTGCTGCATTCTATATCTTGAGCAGTATTGACTTGTCAGCGGCAGATAGAACAACATCTAAATTAGGTAATCCTGCAAGTCCTAAGCCACAAGCATACAGAGAGTTTAGGTATGAGATGGCTACTAAGTGGAACAAGGGAGTCGATGATTTAGATAGTTTGTACGCAGGTAAGATTGATACTATTAGAGCTGAAGCTGTAGGGATAGGAATAACTACGCCAGAAGCTCCTTTTCATTTCTACCAAGATTATTTAGGTATCGCAATGGCAAAGTTTGAGAATCCCAATGCTGGAGCTGCTGCTGTTGTTGGTACAATTGTACAGATAGTTAATGATGAAGGTTATTGGGGAGCTACAGGTATGACGAATAGTGGTTCTACTATATTGGGTGGAACATTAGCCAACACATATCAGAACTACAATCAAGGTTATGGAGATTTCCTTTTTACCAACGATGGAGCTGTTTGTTTTAGATGGTTCTCAGATCCAGCAGATAATCATGACTTTACAGCCTTGAACAATGAAATAATGACACTAACAGATTCAGGATATTTAAGCGTGGTTAAAGAAGTTGATGCTTCTTTCATTACGATAGATTCAGCATGGGAAGATTTAAGATTTGCTGCTGCTCCTGGACAGGCAAACCCTGTAACAGACAAGCCTGATTTTAACTTTGATGAGATAGGATTTCTTTTCCCTCAAGCTGACTCCACAGAGATTGTATATATGGCTGCTCAATTACCTCACGCATATATTGAAGGCTCAGACATTGGGCCACACATACATTGGAAGCAAGATGATGCAGCGGTGGCAACCTGGGTAATGGCATACAAATGGTTTAATATTGGTGCTGATCCTGACACAGTACCCTGGGACACTATAAGGGCGAGTGTCGGTGAGCAAACTTATGTTAGTGGATCATTACATCAGATTACTGAACTTGGCCTATTAGATGGAACTGGAAAAACAAAGTCAAGTTTAATGAGTATTAAAATATGGAGAAACGATAATGATTTGACTGGTGATGCATTGTATTACGAATTTGATATACATCACAAAAAAGACAAACTTGGTTCAAGAGAAGAATACGAATAAAGGTTAAAAATGGCAATAAATTTCAATAATGATAAAGATGTAAAAAGTGCATTGCAATATGTATCTGAGAGAGTGAGTAATTTCTACCTTTCCTCAGAATACAATAGGGCATGGGATAGATACGTAAAGCGTTGGAAAGCTTTTCATCGTAGACATGAAAGTACTGCTCCTACTTGGAGGTCCCAATTGTACTTTGCATCATACTTTGTTGCTGTCAATGCATTGGATGCACAGTTTAAGGCTGCGCATGCCACAGATCCGTTTATATTTGTGAACCCTCAAGACAATTCAAACATAGATGATGAGGCTAAGATTAAGGCACAATTACAACATTTTGACCTTAATTATGACCTTGGAATAACAAACTTTAAAAAGAAATTGTTTGATATGTATTGGTACACTGGAGTTTTTGGAACTGGTGTAGCAAGGGAATACATAAGAACTAAACAGAATGTTAAAACTACCAGAAAAAGAACTAAGAATAACTTTGGAATAGATTTAGGGCCAGAGATTGGCGAAGATATTACAAGAAATGAATACACAGCCTCACAGGTGATTCATCCATTAAATTTTGCTCATGACATAACAAAGAACAGTTTTGAAGATAGTGACTGGGGTTCGGTTAGATTTGAATTGCCTGTTACAGAACTCTATATGATGTTAGACAATGAGAATTATTACCAACCTGGAGTAAAACGAGTACTACAACAATGGGAAAAGGGCGAGGGCTTAGGTTTCACTGTTGGACAGGATACTTTTTACTCAGAGCGTGGCAATGACGATCTAAACCAAAGAAAAAATACAATAGTTGTTGATGAATATACTGGTCCTATTAGATACCAGGGCAATAGAAAAGATTCAACACCTTATTACATGCTGTATGTTAAATCAGTTAATGCAGTATTAGCAATACGACCAAATCCTTTTATGGGTCATCCGTACTGGAAGATGATGACTTACGCAGAACCTGATGGCCCTTATGGGATTGGCGCTAATGATGCAATACTTCCGATCAATTATTGGGAAAATAGTACAACTAATCAATACAATGATTATATGAATTCTGCGCTTAAATTCATGTATGAAGTACAGCCAAGAAATATTATTGGTGGAGTTAATACAATTATTAATGGGTTACCTAACGGGATGGTTCCTTTGGAAGAAGGTGTCGCTCCAGGCTCATCAATAAAACCACTCGAATTAAACAGGAATCAAATGGGCACCGTCGAAAGTATGTTGCAGTACATAGAGAAGTCCAAACAACAATTTGGAGCTTCGTCTAACCTTAGAGGCAGAGACTCAGGAAGTAACGCAGATACAGCAACGGGGATATCTTTGTTGGCTCAAAGAGAAGACGATACTATTGCAGCTATTCAAGGCTACATCGATATGGGCATTAAAAGAGGCATGTCTATTAAGATCAGAAACCAGCAAGACCTTTTCAACGAAATAAGAGAAGGTAAAATTACACAGTATGGCAGAGAGCGATACATAACTCACTACCCTTACGAATTAGGTGGCACGGATTACTCTTTCGACATTAAAAGAGAATTGGGTGATACAGCAGCAGGGAAATATATGTCATGGCTAAGGCTGCTTACAGAGTATGACCAAGTGCTAACCGCAAAAGGTACACCATTACCACCAAGAATGATGATAGACTCTTTAAGGGGAGTTGGTCAAGCGTTGGGTGTTGACAGGGTTGATGAAGTTGTTCAAGAATTAGAAAATAGTATCCCAGCACCTCCAGAGATTGGTGGAGGAATGCCAGGAGCAGCACCACAGGAACCAGTACCACCACAGGAGATACAAAATGCCCAAGTTTTTGGATAAGTTATTGAAGATTAGTTCGATAGAGGACATAGATAAAGTAATACCTGAACCTATTTTTATTCCTGTTTCAGACGGATATATGAAGCCATATGCTAAGCGATGGACAGACAGAAGCTACTTAGGGACAGTTGAAAGGTTACAGCAAAACAAGTGTTTGACCTCAGAGCTAATTAATGCATTGTCCAATATGAGAAGTCATGCAGATGTAGCAGAGACACCCGCAGAGCTAAAAGGGATTAATAAATGCATAGCAGAGCTTAAACAATTATTAACAATATCATCAAAAGCAGCTTATCATATAGAGCTTTTGAAAACAAGTGAAGATATAATGGGAGCGAACAATGCACCTTCAAGATAATAAAGAAGCGGGTATCATATGGCACTTAGGCAAAGCAGCCAATAGTCCAATTATGGCAATGGCGGGATCGTCACCAGAAGACAGATTAAAATGGAAAATAGAAGAATATGAGCAAAAGCTTAAAAAGGCTTTGATTAAATTCTATGATAAAAAAATACGTAGAAGAATGTTTTGGTTTCATAAGGCTCCGGCTTGGCTTTTTGGTAGAAAAGAATTTGATTTTGAGTATACGCTAACAGCAACATGGAGCCAATTAGAAGAGAAGTGGCAACATTCAGGAGATAAAAGAAGAGGGCCTGATTGGAGAATTTCCCTTCCTTGGAAGAAGAAAACAAGAGGCTTTCCAGAATTCACACAATATTTAAAGGGTTCTATTGAATTAAGGCTGGGCGTAGAGTTGGCCCAATTGGCAATAGATGTTTTGGATGGTTTGATGTATGACATGAAAGAAACCTCATTTGATATAAGAATGATTAACAATGAACCAAAAGTTCATATAAGTGTAGTTGAGCGAGTAAGAAAGATAGAAAAGCTTGCTGTAAACGAGTCGAATAAACCAAGATGGCAAATCGAAAAAGAGCTAAAGCTTAAACAAATGGCAAGATAATTTTGAAAGGATAATTTATGGCAGAAAATGCAGTATTAGAAGGCGGATCAGTAGAAACAGGGGCAGATAATAGCGATAGTGGGGCAAGTGTTGAATCTCCACAAGCTATGAATGGCCTTGAGTCTCTAAAACACAAAACAACATCAGACACGACAAGCAGCGATGACAATATTAATGATGTTAGTGCTGAAACAGATTCTGATAAGGCAGATTCTAAAGATGTAGATAAGAAGGAAGAAAGCGCTATTGATCCTGAAATAGCAGAATTTCTAAAAGGAAAAGATATTGACCTTGGTGATTTAGCAGGTAACGAAACAGCCATGAGCTTAGTTAATTCCTTAAGAGATTCTGAAGCAGAAAAAACCAAGATACAGAATGAGCATCAGTTAGAAAATGACGCCATGGCAAGGAAGAAAGCTGAAGCAAATGTTGAAAAGGTTTTGGAAGCTGGAAAAGAGGACAAACCTGTTCCGTTATCACCATTAAAACAAGCACAAGAGAACTATGTGTCTAGTGTGAGTGGATTAATGGATTTAATGGGCGTTGATTCAGTCGACGCACTTGCAGAAAAGCATCCTGACGTGTTTGGTGCACTAAAGAGAGGCTATGACGCAAGCAAAGATGAAGCTCAAGCCAAAGAGTATGAGTGGCACAAGGGGCAGGAAACAGAAGCGGCAGCGCAAAAGGAAGCACAGGACGCTGTTCAAAGAGAATATGACGGTGTGAAAGCTAAAGCAGCAGATATGATCACAGAAGCTAAAAAGGACTATCCAGAGCTTGCAGATGACTTTGAAAAGTATGGGATTAATGAGTTTGTTGATTCTTACGGCAAGTTATCAGGAATACCTTCGGAGTACTTTGTAGCTGAAAAAGGATTTTTTGATTTCATGACTAAAGCAGCAGCTAACGCACGAATAGTTGAGGGGATTCCTGAAATGGAGTCTAAGCTCAAAACATCTCTTGAAAAGCAAATAAATAACACGAAAAAAGCCGAAACCGTATCGAGTGATGATTTGTTACCCGACGATCACAGAGCAGCAGCTAATGCAAAATTTAAGCGAAGCTTTGGTGATTCCGGTAAAGGCACGAGAATTTAACTAAACATAGGATAATATTATGTCACTAATAAGTGCAAATAAAACCAATGCTAATGCCAGCACAGAAGAGCTGTTGGCTGTTGATGTTACTGACATCATATGGCATTTAGGCGAACCAACAGAAGCGCCTTTGATAACTTTAACAGGTGGATCTCTATATTTTCAAGGTGAAAACAAGCCTCAAAATGTACCATCTAAAGTAAAAAGAATTGTCGCTGAAGAAGTATCGTACAAAGTAATAGAAAAAGATCCATTGGCAAGAACGGTTACAGTTAATGGTGCAGTTGCGGATACTACTACAACTACAGTTACCCTTGACAGCAACGCAGCTTTAAAAATTGGCGACACTCTTAAGAACACAGCACAAGCAGACGGAGAATTTTTCTTTGTGTATGCTGTAGATAGTGGCGGTGCTGACATCTCTGTACGTAGAAATATTGGATCAACTACTTTTACAGTTGCAGATAATGACACATTAGAGATTGTTGGTTATGCTGCTACTGATGGAGGCGCAAAAGCTTCTATTAGAGCACAATTAGCAGAGCCAAGAACTCGCAGAACTCAGATTTTTAAACGTACCTTTGGCGTAACTGATACATTGAAAAATGTTAAACTTGAGACTAAAGATGTAAATGCATGGGATGAAGAAAAAACACAGGCACTAGTTGAACATAAGAAAGATATTGAATTTTCTTTCTGGTTTAATCCTGGTGCAGATTCAAGTACTGATGCAGATTCTAATACAGTTAATCTTACACGCGGAATCTTTGCAGAATTAGCAGGTGATTCAACTATCGATGCTGGTGGAGGTGTAACAGAAGAAGACTTTTTTGGTGCTATTTCAGAACAGATATTTCAGTATGGCCCAACAAAGAAAGCGTTTTTTGTTGACTCACGTCTTAAATCTAAGATGGGTGACTGGTCACGAGTAAAACAACAGACTAAGCCTAAAGAATCAGTGTATGGTATCAACATTATCACTTTAGAAACCAATCATGGGATTCTTGATGTGATGACTAATGGAGCATTTAACAAATTCCTTCCTGATATACAAAAAGGAATTGGTGTTGCGATAGATCTTGATAGAATTGCTTATAAATTTATCGCCAATAGAGATTCTAAATATGAAGATATGATTCAAACACCTGGTCAAGATGCACGCGAAGCGCAGTATATCACAGAGTGTGGATTATCTGTTAGGTCATTATTACATCATAAAGTTGTTAAAAACATAATATAAGGAGAAAGATTATGAAAAAGATATTATTGTTAGTTTTGTGTCTTGTTGCTATAAGCATGGGCGCAGGTACTGGGGTTTATAGCGATCCTGGAGTAGAAACAGGTTATCGTCCAATAGATACCAAATGGTACACACTATGGGATTCTGACATCACTGATGGAATAGATTCTATCGCTACAGACAATTGGGTTCTGCGTGGGCCTTATCCATTAACAAACGCAACCAACTCTCCACAGTTTAAAGGCTTTGGGATTATAGCAGAAGCTTTAGCGGCTGGCGACTCCCTTTATCTTTACTACCAAATGACCAGAGGGGCAAGTATTGCCGATACGGTTGTTGGTCAGTGGATATTGGCCGATTCTGTTGGCCTTACTGGTGCAGCTAAGTTATATGTTGATATTAGCGATGAAGTCGGGGAATATATCTGGTTTAAAGGTATAAATCCTACAGCTTCTGAATCTATTATACGTGAAATTAAAGTATATTTTAAGAAAGATTATACTTACAACAAATAAAAAGGTAGGGGGCTAAACGCCCCTTATCCATGGACTACTAAGAAAGGGCATATAAATGTCAAACGATAGCGTAAGAAACGGTGTGGCGGGTACGAATTTGCCCGTTGGAAGTACTAAAGAAGCTGAAGAGCTACAAGCGAGAATGCCAAAAAAACAAATAAATCAAGAAAAACAAACAACCTTTCAAGGTGCTGGAACTTGTTACTTCAACTTAAAAGAAGGCTCTCCCAAAATAGAGGTTCAATTTAAAAAGGGCAATGGTCATCGTTACCACACTTCTGACAAATTGATGATTGAAGCGCTAAAGAAAAAAGGCTTTAAGATTATCACAGAAGCGCAATTGAGAGAAGAAGCTGCAAGGCGACTCAAAGAAGGTAGAAGCGAGAAAGCTACTAATGCAACAATGCAAGATTACGTTGATTTGAAGATTGAAGAGCTAAAAGCTGAATTAGATGGTTCAGATAATAGTGAATTGCTTTCCAAAATTGAAGGAATGGAAAACGCATTCGTTGAGCTTAAAAAGATTATGGCAAGCAACAAAGAAAACATTAATAAACGAGTCGATAGACTCAAATCTAAAGTTGAAGGTGCTAAATAATGGCTCTTTCACTTGCAGGATTCAAGGCCAGGATTGACAACTCATTGAAGTTGCTGGGTAAACAGAGCGATACTGTACAGGAACAAAACATTTCTGATGCAGTATCCAAGTTTATTTCCAAAATGGATCATCCCATTCATGGGGCTACATTTGATACTGAGAGTGGAACGGCAACCTATTCGGTTCCTGCGACAATTCGAAAAATTCAAGATATCAGGGATAGTGACGGAGACAGTGTTAATTTCACATTAGACTCAACTACTAACGAGTTTGTGCTTCAATCTACCCCTGATTCTGTTGAAACTTTCACGGTTTATGGAACTTGGAACTCTGTAAGGACAAATCTAAGTGCTATAATTGCAGATACTGATGAATCTTTAGAGCATGTTCTTTGGGCTTATGTTAATGCCTACTGTTATGAGTGGGCTAACGAAGATACAGCAGCTAATAAGTTGCAAAAAGCTGACTTCTTAGCAAACGAAGAGAGAAGAAGTAATAATGTAATACTATCAATGGATTTTGTAACTATGCAAAACTATGATACCAAAGGCAAGAGAATTGCTGACGCTGCAAATGCAGAAGGTTTTAATGTTCAGGTTAACGGACTTTATCAGAGCGACTTATAAATGGCACAAATGCGTAAAACTAAATATCATTCTTATGCAGAGCTTGACGGCGGTATTGATGAGTATCATGACGCTATAGAGCTTGCAAACAACAAAATGCAAAGCGCTAATAACATACATATTGATGGAGGTTCGCTTTTTAAACGTCCAGGCAAAAAGCCGTGGGGCGCTCAATTAGACGATCCTATTAATGGAATGTATGAGTATATTGATAGAGATGGAAACGCTAAAATTCTTGTTGCAAGTGATAGTAAATTAATAGAACATTCCCCATCATCGAGCACAGTTATTGATACTATTGGAGATGAGAAAATATACTTCCACACTCTAAGAGGTATCTGTTTTTACAATGGTGAGACAACTCAAAAAAAGTTAAATGGTAGCACTGTTGGGGATGTAGGGATAGCAAGCCCAATATCGGCAGCTACAGTTGCAGCCGGAGCTGCTGGAGTATTAACAGGTTCTTATGCTGTTGTGGTAACTTATACAACCTCTGACGGCTTAGAGTCTAACCCATCCACAGCAAGTAATAGTGTAACATTATCAAGTGACCAATTAAGCGTTACTAGTATTCCAATTAGTCCTGATTCAAGAGTAAATGGCAGGAAGATATACAGAACTACTGCTGGAGGCGCTAATTACTTTTTGATTGGTACTATAAGCGATAACACAACCACTGTTTATACTGACAATACACCTGATGCACAATTGGACGATTTGGTTGAAAGAAATCATGGACAACCTGAACAGGGTGAAATAAGCGAAAGCGCAAATGACAGACAATTCTGGGTTGATGGGTCTAAACTAAGATATTCGGAGATAGCTCAAACTGATGCGTATATTGAATACCAAAGATCACTATCTTATATTGAAATACCAGGCAAGGGAAAAGTTAAAGGGATTAAGGCTTTGTATAGCCAGGCTACTTTAAGAGAAGATTTATATATTTTTTCTGAGGATTCTATTTGCATGTTGCCACAAGGAGACCCTAACGCACCGATTGTTAGAATAACTGAAAACATAGGGCTACTGCAGCAAAATACAATAACAGAGTACAAAAACGAGCTTATCTTCATGGATAATGAAAATGCCATCAACAAGATGTATGACAGAAAGATCATGAACATTAGTGGTAGGAGTATACCGAAATCTTTGGCTGCTGCATTATCTCAAGGAAATTGTTCTGCAAACATAATATTTGATCATTATTATGCATTAACTGTGAGAGATCAAAAAGGGAAATTATACAACACCAGCATTTGGTTGTGTGACATGCGCTCTATCGTAGAAGTGCAATTAAACCGTGCTGACGCTGTATGGTTTCCTTATGAACTCGACGCACAATTTCTATTGCAACGGGCTGACGGAAGTGTTTTGTATGCAGATACCAATGATAGACAAATTTATGAATTGAGTGCAAGCTATAAAAGAGATACAGAGGTTGATGGAAGTTTGACCGACTGGATAACCCAATTCAGAACAAAAAACTTTATGGGTGATTCGCTACAGGTTAGAAAACAAGCGAGATGTATGAGTGTTAAAGCTGAATTACAAAGATCCTTGTTGATGCTACCTTTTGCTTTTACCGATAAGGACAAATCTACATCAACGATAATTCCAATTGAAAGCGCTGCTGTGTTTGGTGTGAGTGTTTGGGGTTCAGTTTCTACCATAACAAAGGATGAGTTGGAGATTGCAATTGATTCTGAAACGGTAGGAAACACTTTTTCCTTTCAGTTCTTTAGCGGGTTTTTAAACAACCAAAGCAAAGTGGTCGGTCACGAAGATAATTTTTTTGAATTTAATGGCTTTGATTTTACTTATAAAATGATGTTGAGGAATATATGAAAAAACTTTTACTATTGTTATTTATGGCAGTTTCAATATTTGCAGTTGGTGGTGACACATTAGAATATGACGCGGGGGTTTTGGGTGTCAAGGATGGCGATACTATGTATGTAAATATTTGGTACCATCCTTTTAAAGACTCAGTTCAATCTGTTGTAAATGGTAGGCTTGGTGATGACAACCTTGCCGCTGATGCTAATATTCAATTGTCGAAATTGGACACATCTTCAACTATGACAAAGTTGAAGGTTGATACAATTACAAGCAATCCTTATATAGATAGTGCTGTAATATCTTATTTAAATGTTGATACAATAAGGGGATATCCTGATATAGATAGCGTTGGGGGTGATGTGAGATTTACAGGCTCGCTCAGCGTAAATGGGGATTTGGGCGTTGACTCTATAACAGTTGTTAATGGAATAAGCGTAAATGGCGACTTGTTAAAAGCCAACACCTCAACAGGCGCCGTAACAATTACAGGCCCTGCGGACGACACAGAGGTTTTTAATATTACAACCAACTCAAAGGAATTGATTTCTTGTAGCGGTACAGAGTTGGCTATTAATGCTGACGGGTACGACATAGACTTTAGGGTTGAGGGGGAAAGTATAAGTGACGTGTTGCACATAGACGCAGCTAATGACGTGGTAAATATAAAAGGAGGCGTCGGAGGCAGTGCCTTAGTTGTGTATACTTTTGCAACTGAAGTGTTTAGGTGCCTTACAGGAGAGGTTGTTGTAAACGAAACCAGTACAGACGTGGATTTTCGGGTTGAAGGTGATACAAATGCAAGTCTATTCAAAACTCACGCAGTAGGTGATTCGGTGACTGTAGACGGCGGTTTTAGTGCGTCGAATATTAAAACTGATTCAATAAGGCTTAGTTCGGGTACGTGGCTCAAAACCTATGAAGAGGGCAAGTTTTACGCGACATATTTAGGGTTTAGCGGCACAGTGCAAGACACAATAAGGTATACCGTTGTAGGCAATGTTGTTACATTGCAATTCGATGCTATGTCAGCTACGTCAAATGCTACAACGTTTCAAGTGGATACGGTCGGAGTTCCCGCGATATTATACCCACTGACAAATTATAGTTCTGCCAGTGGGTGGAGTGCAGATGATAATAACGGCTCGTTTTTTGGTTTTGGTGCTTGGATAGTTCATGACAGCGACGTTTTTATTGGCTTTTATCTTTTGGGCGCTGGTGGGCAGTATGGCGATTGGACTGGCTCAAACAGCAAAGGCTTTTCGAATGGCGCAACCATAACATACAGAAAATAAAACTAATGGCAGAAACTAACATTTACAACCAATCGCCAAATGCAAATATAAAACATGCATTTGAAGTAATTGAACAACCAAGAAAAGATGGTGACTTTAACGCGATTGTCATACGAATACCTGACAATGGAATAGCAGAAGAATTGAACGTGATAGAACACAATTTAGGCAGAATCCCAATAGGGTGCCAAATAATAAAGAAGAATGCTGCATGTGACGTATATGTTACAACGAGCAATGAAAACAATATAGTAGTAAAATTTACCGTGGGCCGTGTAGATCTTAACTTAAGGATATGGTAATGGCAGTTAATTTTTTAAACAATAATAACCAGACAAATTTCACAAATGATTTTAATAAGAAGCTGACTGATGACAACCCTTTAGGGCTTAAGAAGAAAAAGCCTTTAATTGGTGGTGCTCCACAACAAGCTATTAAACCAGCCCCAGTTACTCAGACTCTTGATCAAGTATTGGGGAAAACACAAAAACCTGCGTTACCAACAAAAGGCCTTGGTGATATGTTACAACCATCAAGAAAGCCTTTTGATATTAGTCAGACAGAGCTATTTAAAAAGAGCGCAGCGGCAACGGGCAGGCAATTGGCTGGTGAAGTTCCAGGGATGACCGAACAAGAAAAGATTGCTCGTGAAAATTTGGCAGTAGCTGAAGCGAAAAGTCAAAAGAAAATAAGAGAAGATTTAACCACACAAGGTTTTAGAGATACAGGTAAATTTGTAGAAGAGGGAATATTAGAACCTGAAGAGCAAAGGCTTAGAAGGCGTAGAGATTTAGAGCGGCAATTAATAGCAGATAGGGCACCAGCAACACAACAAGCGGTTACACAAGGCCAAGCAGCTACGCAAGGTCTACTAGGAATGATGCAAGCTGGAGAGGCTCAAGAGGCAGATATAGCAGCAACTGAAAGAGCTGACGCGCTAAAGGCACAGTTAGCAAGAGAAGGTATTACAAGTACTGAAAAAATTGCGACCCAAGGAATTGCAAGTGATGAAACGTTGGCTAAACTAAATATAGGTGCTCAAGAATCAATTCTAAGAATAAAGGATGAGCTTGATACTGGTCGATTAATGTTGGCACAAGATTTTGAAGGTGCACAAAATGAATTAGCACAAGAACATGCATTAGCAATACAAAATAATGATTTAACTGCAAAAAAAGAAATAGAAGACATGCAAGCTAATCTACAATTAGTTATGCAAGAAAAACAACAAGAATATGCAGATGCTCAACGCGTTGCAACTCAATCCTGGCAAACAGGCGAAAGGCTTGGGGAACAGGATTTTGTTAATGCCGAAAACTTCTTACAACGTGAGCAAGAAACAGCATTACAGAATAATGATATTGAAGCACAGCTTAAAATTGCTAAAGATAGAAACATGTTACAGTTGAAATTGCAAACTAATGACATGACCCATGATGAGAAAATGGTTAATTTGAATGCGCAATTAGAAGAAGCAAAAGCAGATAATGACGTTGGAAGACAAAAAGACATTATGTCATTTGCTCATACTCAAGAAATGGATAGAATTTTACAGGAACAAGGCTTTGAGGAGTCGATGGCATATGTTAATAATGAATTAGCGCAAGCATTACAGAATAATGATTTTACTAATAGTAAGGCTTTGATGGAAATTAGACACCAACAAGAGCTTAAAATACATAATGACAATTTAGCACTTGAACAGGCAAGGGTCGATCTTCAAGAGGCTGGTATTGATATGGCACAAATAGAACAGCAGTATCAATTCTTACAAAATGAAGTCGCAAATGGTAGACTTGATCCAAGTGTAGCAACTAATTTTATAAAAGATGCTTTAGGTGAAAAACTACCTGTAGGCTTCCAATTCACAGAACCTGATCCAAATGCCGTACAAGATGCAATGGCCGCCGATTGGGTTAATCAACAGTACCAATACGCATTACAACAAGGTGACGCAGATGGTGATGGTAAATTGGATGCTGGTATCTACGAGACAGACGCCAATGGAAACAATATCTTTGTTGGGTTAGCTGATGAGCATTCTGAAAAGTTCAACAACCATATGAATGAGACTATTTACGGTACTGATACTTCGCCTTCATTGGGTGGAAGTGACATAAAGGACAAGAACACAAGAGTTGATGGTGATTTCTTTATGGAGGGTGGCAAAATGTACAAGGTAAGCAACGGCGGCGACAAGACAGATATGCACGCTGACGACTACGCACTAATATTAAGAAATGCAAGTATGCCTAATAACAAAAACAACTCTATCTATACAGATCTATTAAACAACGCAAACGCCCCAGATATCTCAATTGATAGTCGTTCCAACAATACTATTAGAGGTGTCCCAGGAGCTGGAACTGTTGTAAAAATAGGGGATAGATTAATGGTTGTAACAGTTGGAAAATATAGGTCGAAAACTGGAAGAAATCATGACGAGTTTGAAATTATGGATATCTCAACGGGGTCTAAAAAGACGTTTACAGGATTAAATAAAAAAGATTCAGTAGGTGGAATGGGCGGTTGGGCTGATGGATTGTCAGGATAAAGGAGAATAAAGAATGTCAGGAACAGCAGCAGCTATAATTGGAATTGTATCATTGGTGGCAACTATTGCAGCTAAGTCAGCAGAAGCTGGAATGGCAGCAAAAGCAGCCGATGAGGCGTCTCTTTCAGAAGAGGAGCGCCGAAAATTAGAAAAAAAACGCAGAGAAGAAGTAAGGACACAGCAAAAAAGAGCTACTGACATTAGAGGGCTTGAAAGGCAAATGACCAGAAGGAGAGGAGCGGAACAAGTCGCAAGGCAAGTTCCAGGAGCAAGGCCAATACAAAGAGGCAAGTTAGAAGCTCCACCAGCACCTGCGCCTTCTGCACCAATGCCTAAACCAAAATTGGTACCGGAAGCACTTAGGGCGCCAGTTGCAGCACCTAAAGCCGATACTGGAATATCTCCAGGTGGACTTGATGCTATTTCTGGAGGCGTTCAGCTTGCCGGACAGGTTGCCGGAGGTATAACCGGAGCAGCCGGAGCAGCTAACGAGGCAAAGGCAAGAGAAGAAGAGGCTGCACAATTAGCAAGATTGCAGGAAGAGGAATTTCAAAAGACTTTAGCAGCTAAAAAGCGTGATGTAAACTTTGCAGGATTAGCACTACAAGACAAATCGGCGGCGGGGCCTGGAGCCACAGCAAGACAAAACACTTTTGCGAGTGATTTTATGACAGCATTAAGAAATAATAGAAACCCAAGGAAAACAGCATAATGAAAAATATAAAAGATAACGAGGTGTTTAATGGCTAGTTTTGCAGGAAAAGCGGCGGCTTTAGGTAAATTTTCATCAATGTTTAAGGATGTTGGACAAACTGCCAGCAGCCTAATAGACAAAGCAGCCGCTGAAAAACGAAGAGTTGCAAAGGAAGAAAAAGATAAACCTTTTGAAGATCTAAAAAAACGCTTATTAACAACTCAAGTTGAGGGTGCTGAATTAGGAACTCAGGAAAAAACGGCTGATATAGAAAGTGACAGGCAAATTGACGACCTATTAAATAACTTTGGAATAGGTGATGAGGGACGCGAAGCACTAAAAACAACTCCAATGAAATCAAATGAGTTATTGGGAATGCTTAAATCAGCAGAAAGAAACCCGCAAGAAACAATTCAAGAATACGCTTCCTTTTTAGGGGCAGATTCGCAAATAGGGCAAGAGGTTAGGGCCTCGTTAAGTCCAGGTCAAGCAGAAGCACTTGATGCTATGTTAAGTGGCAAGCCTGGAAAAACTCCAGAGGATGCAGTTAAAAGGATGGTTCCTGCACTTGATGAAACAACTGAGTTAGGCCAACAAGCAAGGGCCACTGATGTACCAGACCCTATTTTAGCACCAGGAGAAAAAGCGCCTGAAAAACCTACTACATCATCATTTAGGTTTGAGAAAAAAGAGCTATCTGAACCGCAAAAAGTTACAAGAGCCAGAGAGATTCTTTCTCAAGTTGAGAGCAAAAGGCCAACTGAAAAACAAAAAGATTTAGTGAAAAGAAATAGAGCTATTATAGACAAGTTTGAGGGTAGGCAGGAAAAGAAATCTGATCTTGCAGAATCCAGAGATTTTACAGTATCATTAGCAGATGCTCAAAGAGCGCATCAAGAAAAATTAGCAAACCAAAGATTGAATGCACAAAAAATACAAAACACAGCCAAAAGAAATCAAGCACTAAAAGATCTCGATAGAACAGAAAAAACAGAGGGCGCAAAATTTGCTCAATCGTTGCGAAAAGAGATAAAGGCAGATCCATTGGTTAAAGATTTTAATATTGTCAATACTAAATACAGAGGCATGAAATCAGTAATGGCAGAATTTATGAAAAATCCAGATAAAAAATCCAGGATTGCTGTTGATGCTGCTGTCATAACCCTGTATAATAAAATATTAGATCCTGGAAGTGTTGTGAGAGAGAGCGAATATGCGCGAACCCAACAAGGGCAGGCACTATTAAATCGATTAAAGAGTTTTGACGAAAAGATATTGCAAGGTGGTACGGGATTAGCAGTTGAAGAGTTGCAGGAAATATTGAGTATATCCAAAGTGTTGCGAGATGCTTCAAAGGGAGATTACGACAATGCCATAAATTCTTACAAGGAAAATATATCAGATATACCAGGAGTTGACCCTGAGAATGTTCTGCGTCAATTCCAAATAGAAGATGATGACGAAAAGAGCGATACAACCTCCGAAGCTGGTGGGCTATCCACGGATGAAGAAGATGAATTAAAAGAACTCGAAAAAAGGTTTGGTAAATAATGCCACTTTCAGACGATGAAAAAGCAAGAATGCGGTATTTGCAGTTAAAAAAGAAAAAAGCTCTTAGTGCTGTAAAAACACAAGAAGCCGAAGAAGAGCCGAAAAAAACAGAGGGAACTTTCACGCAACGTCTTGGGTTTGGTGGAACACCAGAACAAAGGACGCTGTTTGGATTGCCCCAAGATGCAGAATCAAAGATTTTTCCACGGGCTGTCGAAACAAGAGAAAAGGCGAGAGAAGACAAAAAGGTTACAGCAAAAGAATTTTTACAAACTGCTGGTTCTGGAATGGCTGATTTATTATCATTGCCAGGTAGAGCCGCAACGGCAGCACCAACATTATTACCAGGAGGTGAAAAGTTTGGTGAAGCTTTAGAAAGAAAAGAAGCTCCTAAAGACGCTAGTATGCTGCGCAAAATAGCTGAATCAGTAACAAGAGATCCGGCCGCTATACCTGTGGGTGTTGCAACTGCTGGATTAGGCCCACTTTTAAAAGCTGGAAAGGTTCCCGCTGTTTTAGCTGGAGCTGCTGAAGGTGTTGTTGGTGCTGGGACTAAGCAGATAGAAGAGTTTGGCGAAACTGGAAAAGTTAGCCCATTAAAAGCCGCTGCTGAGGTTGGTGCATCTGCATTAACTGCTGGAGCTTTGGATAAGCTGTCACCTGTGCTCAAGAAAAAAGCTACTAATATAATAACTAAAATAATCAACCCGAAGAAAAAAGCAAAACTTATGGGTTTTGATGCAGAAGACATTTTCAAACTAAAGGTTGACGGAACCATCAAACAGACAATTAAAAAGGCAGGAACCAAAAAGAATGTTTTAATCAAAGAAGTTGATGATATAGTTGAAAATTATATGAAGAACAACGCAGATAAGAAGATTTTTGTCAACAAACATTTTTCAAATGCTTTAGATAAAATAAATGCAGGAAAATTAAAAAATATCTCAGCCGATGAAGCGAAGACTGCAAGAAGTTCTATAAAAGAAATATTCAAAGAGCTTCAATCATCTAATGATTTAGGTAACTTGGACGCAAACGGATTGAGGAGGTTAAAAAATAAGTTGGGGAAAATGGCCTTCAGAAAAACAACTGACTTGTCTCCTGATGCTGACATTGCAAAGCGAAAAGCAATAAAAACTATCTGGCAAGACGTTGTTGATGATTTTTACAAGTTGGTTCCAGATGCGAAAGGAAAATCAAGCGACATACACAAACTAGATGTTATAGAGGGTGCGGCAAAAGAAATCAATGAAAAAATAAAAGAAAAAGGCGGCAAGCTATTCAATCTTTCGTTAGGTGATTTAGTGGCATTGGGTGCAGTCAGCTCGTTTGGGCCTATCCCAGCCGGGGCTGTTACTGCGGGTGTCGTAGGAAAAAAGGCATTAACTACAGGGCCAGGCGCTCAAGCGGTACGTTTTACAGGTAAAGCTATAGGTAGACCATCTATTCAACTGGGCGGCGCTGCTGCTGCTGGTAAAACAATGGCAGAGTTATTAAAAAGTAAAAAAGATGAAGAAAAAGATAGAAAATTAGCAAATCGCAAAATATTTTAATATTAACTGGAGGTGTATTCATGGACATAGTAACAGAATTTTGCATTAAGAATTGGGAATTTATTTTATTAGGCTTTGTGATTTTAGAAAAGATAGTAAAAGCTACACCAACGAAAAAAGACGACATTATATTTGACATGATAATGAAACCAATATTCGAAGCTATTAAAAAGAAGGTAGGCAAAAAATGAGATATTTCTTATTACTAATTTCTGCATTATTAGTATTTAGTACAGGGTGCAGCAAAAAAAACAAAAAGTTTGATCTCATGAGAGACCCTATTGAAACAGTTGAACAAGTCCAGCCGGATATTGTAGAAGAAATAGTAGTTGAAGAAGTAGTTGGTCCTGTAATAGCAGAAGACCCTTACACGCCTATTGATGCAATAATTTACTTTGATCTTGATAGCAAAGAGCTTACTCAAGAGTCTATAGATGCATTGAATGTAATAAAACGCAATATCAAACCTGATGCAGAACTTGTTATAACAGGCGAAACGTGCCCGTTAGGTGAGGAAATATACAATTACAGATTGGGCCTTAAAAGGGCAAAGAGTGCATATGATTATTTGTACCAATACCTAAAAGGCAAAATTGATATAGTGTGTGCCTCAAAAGGTGAAGGTGAGCTTGTTAATGAGAACCCCGATGAATATTATCTAAACCGTAGGGCTACAATAAAAGAACAAGTGAAGCTGGAGTACTGATATGGATACGCTTGTTACTACAATAACTAATGGCATATCCTCATTTGCAGGAAGTCATAGTAGTCTATTTGAACTTTCTGTTGCTGTAACAGTGGCAATCGTTTTAAAAAGCTTGTTATCCAAAAAGTACACAGAGGAAAGTGTTAAAATTATACAGGCCGTTGCGGGTATTGAAAAAACCCTCTTGGGATACCATGAAAAATTAATGGCAAATTCAAAAGACATTAAAAACATACTTGTTATATGTTCAGATTTTGACAAGCGCATAGATCGTTTAGAGCAGAAGAGTAATATTATTAGAGAGAAAGAGTGCGTTAACACACTTATTGTTGATGACCAAGAAGAGGTTGCTACACACCTTCAGGACTACATCAAAGCACGGCTTTCTGAAAAAGAAAAGTTCTCACCATTTATATTTGATACTGATGTTGTAAATAGTTATGATGACGCTATAAAAAAACTAAAATTAACACTGAGTAGTGAAAAGAAATATGATGTAATTATTACAGACATTAATTTAGGCGAAGGTAAGCTTGGATGGGATATTGGCAAATATTGCGAAGATGAAAATATTACCATAAACTCACGCGACAACAAACCTAACATCTTGTACTTCTCTGGCGATAGCACTTTTAATATACCAGCAGATAAGGCAGAAAAATTTATCACATTAGAAGAAAACATATTATCCAAACCCCTAACAGATGGCGAGTGGATAATTTTTGAAAACAGATTACTTGAGGCAATTAAATAGAAAGTGAAACTATGAAAAAGTTATTATTGTTGTTTGTTGTGGTGCTGGTCGCATTTTCAACCCCGCATAAGACAAATAAAAGTTTTGTGTATGGAGTTTATAAGGTCGGAGACAAAAGGACAGCTTCAGGCAAGGAACATATGGGTGTTAGGGATGGAATGATAATTGAAGTTATAGACCCCGAAGAGTGGCCACAAGGTGAGCCTGTTATATCAAATTTTATGCAGAAAGCATTTTGCATAATAAAACACAACAGAAGCTGGAAACAAGATCTAAGGGATGCGGCTACAGACTCTGGTAATTCAAATAACCCACAAAGTTACAAGGTTAAAAGAAAGAAAATTGATTTTAACGAAATAGGTAATACCATTGGTGATACAGCTCTTGACTGGAAATTGAGGTGCGATTCTTTGGTTATGATTGACGGTACCAATTTTGACAAAAAGATTTTAAAAAACACTGCTGTAATAGACAGGCCACTTAATTATATTTGCTATGACTACAACGCTATCACTTCAGGGAGCGCCACCGTTGGGAGTGGTGGGACTTATGCAACATTCGCAATAGCGTTGGCAGATTTAGGAAACCTAACTGGAGATGTAACTTTTACACAAATTACTGATGCGACAGAAACGGCAACGGCTGGAATATCAGAGGATTTAGGAGGCTACACGCTTACAATAACATCCAGCACAGATCATCAGGGAAGTTATAATAATGGTCTCTTGCTTACAATGCAACACAACGTTCACATGTTTCTTTTGGGCCAAGAAGGAAATGGTGTAGTTGATTTGTGTTGTCTCAAAACGATTAGAACTGTTGCGCCTAATTCATCATCAAGAGCGTTTGTATTAGCTGCAAATATTTCGGCCGGAGTCCAAACAATACGCATATACAATAATATTCATAATGGCGACCAAGGGGGACACATGTTCTCAAGCACCGACGACACACCAACCATTTACATGTATGACAATATTAGTTTGGCAGGATATTCGGGGGTAAGTGTCGATCTTAATGACGGAAATGCTAACTCTGTTTATGAAAACAATTCTTTTTATAACCATACTGTCGCAGGAATAAAAGCGAATGATGGCGCTGGGGCTTTTGGGGTTTATAGAAATAATATTTGCATCGACAATTTTGCAGACTTCTCTGGTATAAGTGCAGGAGCTACAGGGGTAAACAATATTTCTGGAGATGCGACAGCGGACGATGGTGGATGGTCAACAGGCTCTAATAACTTAACAGGACTTTCAGCTTCTTCGCAATGGGTTAGTGTAGTTGTTAGCGATGGAGACAGTTATTTGAAACCTGTCGCCAATTCTTCTGCGGCTTTATCGGGGACAACCCCATCCTATGCAACAACTTTGATTAATGGGGTTGTATGGACTTCGGAAATAGGTGCTAAAAGTAAAGTTGTCTCAAGCTCAAACAAAAACTTTTCAAAATACAGTAACCCAACATACAAAAATGCAATATATAAAAATGATGATTATAAGAAGTTTATATACAACAAGTAGCACTTAGTTACTTGTTGTATTGCTTTAAGTTGTTTTGGCTTTTAATTATTTTAATATATTTATAGGAAGTTAATCCAGATAGTAAAATAAGCATTAAACAAATTGTAAGTAATATGCCTTTCAGTATTGTTTTCATATTTTGCTCTGCTCAAACATCATTCCGCAATTTGGGCAGGTTAGAAAATCATCACTAGGACTTACAGCCTCACCTTGTATTATTTTGCATTTAGGGCAAAAGCTTACATTCGATGTTGTCACCTTACTGCTCTGGGTATTGCGGATTATCGCTTGATAATGATACCAACGCCCGGAACTATCGAATGCGACCATCGGACTACCGTACGGCTCCCACCCATCTTTGCACAACTCGTTTACTGATTTTGCCATTTTGTGCGGATCGTTGTTAAGTGTTATATTATATTCCATTAGTAATTCTCCTATAATATTCGTTTTTAAAAATTAATTGACTACAACTTTTACGAAACGGGTGAAGTGCTAACAATTACCTTGCATAGCTTGAGAATAGCAGCTTGAACAAAACCAACCTGTGTTTCCACCTTCACATTCTGTGCATTTTACACTTTCGATGTTGGTTGACGTCATTTTGTTTTCCTTGGCTTCTGAGTTTGGCGAATTTGGTAAAGGCATCCAATGAGTTATGTTTCGGCCACACAAGTTATGCGACGCTCTCCACAACCATTGTTTTTCATCATGAAGATAGTAGCAATCAGTACGCCTTGATTCATTATCTGCATCATAAACATCTACCAATTGCCCCTTTTTAGGCAACTTTACATCAACACTTACCCAAATGTTATTATGTGCCACTAATTAACCTCCATTACAACACTAACATTATTAAAAGCCGTTCTTCCACCAAGCCTTTTCTTAATTACAGCATACTCTATCTTAGTACAAGTAGCTCCTATATGATTTCTTTCCCATACACAAAATGGAGTTTGTAACATTGCGCCTCTAATCTCGAGTCTCATACTCGAGTGTTTCATTCTAACATTACAATCTTTAATGCGATAAACATTATCAGATTCTTTAATGTTGGGATGGTCAAGTCTCATAACTCGTATGTAGTTATTTAATACTTCTTCACTACAATAAAACGAGTAAGATAATCCTTCGCATTTCAACGTCACTTCCTTTTCACCAGGAAGAAAGAAGCAGCCATTCATAAATACAACTGCTACGATTAATGATAGGGTTAGTTTTTTCATACAGATCTCCTTTTTTTTAAATTATTAATTTTTCCACATTAGCGCATTACCAACATTAAGCAATACTTGCATTTGTGTGAGCTTTGGGTTTCTTGCCCAATACACAAACAGTGAAACATTAAGATAAATTACAACTATCAATATAATTTTTGATATTATTTTGATTCTGGCCTCCTTTTTTAAATGATTTATTTTTGTTATATTCTAAGTATACTAAATAAAATTAAGAAAGTCAACAACTATTTTACTTTTATTTTACAACAATATTATAATTCGAATCTGCAACATCACAATAAGAGTGCCTGGACTGCTCAAGCTCTTGATAGTCGTCTATTTCTTCGTGTGCTTTTTTAGCTTTCTTTTCTATTCTTTCCACAACTTTTTCAGCATATGTTTTCATAATTACCTCATATAGTTTTTATATTTTTCATAGAACGATTCAAAATGCAGATCTTCAGGATGAGGAAGTCTAATTTCTTCCGTTGAGCTATCATGATCTATGCGATTTAAAAAGGTGCTCATTTGCGATTCATTCATTTTAGAAGTAGTTAGTATCTTAACTCTTTGCTCACCAAATGCGTTTATTATCTCCCTTGGAGCAAATCTATCTATGTAGTAATCGTGTAGATCGTGTGCAGCGTTTCCAGTTTCCATCTCAATACATCCAAGCCAAAGCCACAGGAGATTGTTTTGTTTTAATGATCGTTTAAAATTGCGCTTAAGTGTGTTATAATCATAAACCAGCAACTTGCCTTCCTTGGTAGTTCCAAGCACCAAAGAATCAATGTGTCTTTTAGCCATCTCTTTGTCTTCAGGAGTTGTTATTTTTATTCGCATAATACTTTTGCCTTTCTAAGCAAAGCTTAATACCCAGCATCGCTTCATCTGATGGAAAGTAAACTCTGAGCGATGGATTCCTATTGTGTATTGAATTCCAAACTCTATTCCACATCTTGCGACTTTTGCATCCTTGAGCGTGTGCCATTTGAGCATCCTTAGACCCAAACACCAGATAAGCACAAGAATTGCAGCTATTATGGTCATAGCACATAATATTATAACATTTCATTACCCATTCTCCTTTTTTTAGATTTATGTTTATTATTTTGGTTACATTCACCAGAACGCCTGTAATAAGATCCACAGACAGGGCAAGGATTGCTTGTTTGATACAATTCACCTAATACTACCCCCTTGCGCTCGCTTCGATTTTTGGGTTGTTTCTGTTCGTCTGAGAGCAAAGAATATTCTGATACATGTTTAGCTGATTTGGTTCTAACCATCGTGGATTTAATTTGAGTAGCTTCAACGCCTCTACCGTTCTGAATATCATCAATTCTTGCAGCAAGCCTTTTACAATTAATTGGTTCCTTTTCGGCTTCAAGAACGTTAATGCTTCCATGCTCTTTTATGTGTTTTAGTATTTGAGTTGCTTGATTCATTTCTTCACCCTTTCCTTTTTCAACCCTTTAAGATGAGGACAATACTTTGCCTGACATATTCCATCTTCATTTTTAGAACTATCGCAATATTCGTCTTCGTTATAAATAATATTAAAATTTTTGCAAATATCTTTTATTTTTCTAAAGCTTATTAGATACATATTACTTTCCTTTCTTTTAGTCGTGGGAATATCCAACACTAATTTGACTAAAGTGTATCAATGCCCCTATTAGCGCATATAGATTGCATGGCAAGTGCAAAAAGTCGCCATTACCATCAATAAAAACTATTTCTTCGTCATTAATATCTATGCTCATCAAATCCAAATTATCTTTATGCATAGTTTGAAATTCATCTTCGATGTTGCCATATGATTCATATCCATTTTTCATTAAAAAACTAATACATTTATCTATTTGCTTCATAGCTTAGCCCCGCTCCCCTTCTTACTTTTGTTTTTACTCATATACCATTCCTCGAATACAGATAAATTTACCACATCAAATAGACAATCTTTACACACATTCGGGCCATGGCAGTCAGTTTTTAAGCAATAATTATTCTGTTTTAATTTTGAATTAACTACAGTCCTTGGGATTCTATCAGGTATAGTTAAATGTTTATATTTTCTCATAACTCAGACCCCTCCTCAAACACCATCAGCCCAAATTCTTTGGCTAATGCTATTACATCGTTTTTGTGGATGTGTAAAAAACTCACAAGGCCTGATCCATTTCCATCGCTTATTATCAGTGTTCTGTATTTTTCACACACACCTATAAGAGGCGTTGGGGGCTCTACGCTTTGTATATCTTCATCAAACCAATCATGATCTTTCATTACTTTCATACTAATTCTCCCTTATTTCCTTGCCACAGTAACAGCAATACTTCATATCATTATCAGACGGGGTGGGTTCAAAATTGTTTGTATTTTCTTTGATCCACTCATCACTTTTCCCAATATATCCACAAAACCTACCACTATGATAGCGCATCTCATACCTGTCTTCTTTGTCACCAAGTCTGTTTTCAACACGCTCTAAGATAGCTCCGGCTTCTACTGGTTCAAAATACTCAGAAAAAAGTGGTTTTTTTAATACATATTTCTGTCCGATTGGGTTACTCATACTACAACTCCTTTTTTATTTGTTTTAGTCGATGACTTAATTAAAATTTATACCCTTGCTCTATTTCTTGATCTGTATCTTTAAAAGATGTTGTTGGGCCATCAAACTCTAATTTTACTGTGCCTATTTCGCCCTCACGCTGCTTTGCAATAATAAACTCTGCTACAGATTCATCTACATCTTCACCACCCATGAATGGTCTATAGATAAACGAAACAACATCTGCATCTTGTTCTATATCACCAGACTCTCTTAAGTCAGAAAGTATTGGCCTTTTGTTTGGCCTACTCTCACATGCTCTTGAGAGTTGAGCAAGACATAAAACTGGCACATCCATTTCTTTAGCAAGAGCCTTAAGCACTGCGGACTTCTCACCAGTTTCATGTCTTTTTTCTTTTTGTTTCCCAGTATCTCTGATTTTCTGCAAGTAATCAACTGCAACTAAGCCAAAGTCATATTTTCTATGTAGCCTTAAAGCTATTGTTCTAATTTGATACACGTTTAAATACGGGTCGTCATTAATATAAAGGCCTTTGTTGTATAATTCACCAGCAGCTTTTGAAAGCTCATCAAAATGGCCCTTGTTAATATTCCCACGTCTTAACAATGACCCACTAACACCACTGCCAGAGGCTAACATTCTCCTAACAAGAGCTTTTTTTGACATCTCAAGCGATATTATTAATACTGGCTTTTGGGCCATATCCCAACAATTCTCACACAAATTATTCATGAGAGCCGACTTTCCCATACTTGGCCTTGCTGCAAGAATTACTAAATCCCCAGGATACATGCCGCCAGTTTTTTCATCAATATCTTTAAATCCAGTTGTTAGTCCTGTAGCCTTTCCTTTCCTTGCATTTTCCATATCCTCAAAGACGCCACCAATTATTTTATTTACATGCTGTGTTTCTATTTTTTCATGAGTTGTGAATCCTAAAATCCTTTTTTCTACCATAGCTTCGATATTACCATGCACACCATCTGGATTGTAAGCGTTTGTATTAATATCAGCCGCTAATGTGATCCAACTTCTTAACAGGCACTTTTCCCTTAGTATTTTAACATGGGCTATGATATTAGTAACAGTGTCTACATCATCAACCAATTCGCTTATATAAGCTTCGCCACCACAATTGTTTAATGAATTGTTTTTCTTGAGTTGCTCTGTTAGTGTTAAAATATCCACTTCAGTACTTGCTTTGGTTAACTCAAGTATAGCATTGTATATTAATTTATGTGATGTCGAATAAAAGAAGTCTTCAGTTTCTATTAGCTCCATCATCATCTCGCACGCCTTATTGTTTATAAGAGCTGATCCTAAGACTGTTTTTTCAACATCAATGGCCTGTGGTGGTATTTTGTTCATTATTCAGCCGTCTTTTTAAAAAGTCTGTACATTGGGTGAGTATAAGCTTTCGCAAACTCATCATTAAAATTTTTGTCTGCTAAGTAAGTTCTTGCTTTCTTAACATATTTTTTATCATTTATTGAAACATAGTATTCTTTTATTTTCTCGGTGGCTTTTTCTTGTTCAGTACTGTTTAGTTTTTTCCAATATTTATAAGAGGCCTCTTTATCACTTTTAGGTTTACTTGTTATTGAATGGTATTTATCCCAAAAAGAATTAAAACCCACTTCCTTTTCTTTATCTTTTTCTTCTTCCTTTTCCTTATCCTTTTCCTTATCCTTTTCTTTATCCTTTTCTTTAAGGGTATCAATACCCTTTGAATACCCTTTGAATAGTCTATGTTTTTTCAGAAGCCTAATATAAGATTGTATTGGTTTGCTATTTGAATTTGTGTCTAAGTGACCATATTGAAAGTCACAAAATTTAACAACCCACCATTTTTCATTGTCTATTATATGTATCTTTTTACCCATATAAGACAAGAAAACATTCCAATCAATTTCGTCATTTATATGAAATTCTACCAATCTTTTATTAACCTTCCAAACTCCAACGGAGTCACACTTGTCTAATATGAATAAATAGACAAGTTTGAAACATGAGGTCATGTCAGTAAAAAAAGGATCATCCCATTTTTCGGTATCAGAAAACCTTTTCATATTTAATCCTAAATATATTGCTCAGCCCGTCACGAGAACAGCCAGAACGCATGACAGGAGGTCTTTGAGAAAACCGACTCTGAGCTATTAATTAATTTTTCTTTTTGAATTTTGGCTGTTCATAATACAAATATAACATCTACACATCTAAAATGCAAGTTTTATTTTATTTACTTTCTAAAGTTCTAATACTCCATCTAATGAGACAAAGCTATTTAAGTTTTGAATATCATACTTGCCTAAACCAGACGTTCTTATAGCTTCTTTTTTAGCCTCTTCGATTTTAAAAAGCTCTTTCATCCTAAGCTTTTTTTTATAAGCCCTTTTGGCTCTAAGGGTTTCATTTATATAGGCTTTGGCGCATTCAGGACACCGCCGCCCATTTTTATGCTTTATTACTTCACTACATGTATAATTATCATGTCCTATACATTGTCTTGGACCTTGCATGGTTCCTCCTTTTTATCACAAGATATTACTTTTATGCTCCCCAAATAACCACAATTTTTTTTAAAAATGAGCTTGGTATTTTCTGGAGCGATTTTGTCAAATATACCTTTAATTAAAATTCCCATGCAGTTTTCCATTGTCCGGTAGGAGGTATGGTCAACAATCGAAACTGTTGTTCCGATATTTAGCACCGCCTTTTCTACCAAAACATAAGCGACAAGATAAGACTTGCCAATACCCCTTTTGATAGAAAAAATAAACCTAACACCATCCAGCGCCTTGTATTGTGCTTCTGTTAATGTTGTGTATTTCATTTTTTTTCCTTTTTACTTTTCTTATCAACTAAATGAATATTTAATGCTAATGATAAAGCAGATACTATAAATAGAAATGCTACTACTGTTATGTATATGTATGGGTTCATTTGTTTCCTTTCTTTGTTTTGTCCTAAAAAATAGTAATTACATCATTGCTGCAAGCGTTTTTTACAAACGTGCATACACAAAACCTTTCTTCATTCACCCCCTTAGTGTACCTTATTCCAGTACCAGAACAATGATTACATTTCTTCTTAGGTGAATACTTCGGCAAATGCTCGCCATACATCATTGTTAATGCGGGGTTATTTTTCAACAATTTATCTTTATTCATCTTTTCCTTTCTTTGTTTTGTCCAACTCTTCATGAATAGGTGCTGCCTAACAATTGCCTGTTCTTAATCTATGTGCCAAACACTTAACAGTTGGCACCTGATTGCAACCTTTACAGGGTGGCACACTTTCTATGTTGGTAGCTGTTGATTGACCTTCCTTAATGTCTTGTTGGTTGATATTATCATTTATTATATCAAACTTAACACACTCTAAGCACCCGACAGCTTGAGCCATTGTAACCCTGTTATTACCAGAATGCTCACTTATAAAATCATGCAATGCTAATGAAAACTTTTTTTCTATCATATTACTATCCTTTCTTTAAAAAGCCGGGGAACGCCCTCTTGATTTCCCCTTGCAACAATTTACCATATAATCGTTATGAGGACGCGCTAACTTTTGTTTATTTCCTATATTATTAAAGCGGCAAGTCACCATTCTCTACCTGCTTTAGTTCACCATTCTCTATCTGCAACTCTAGTGAATCAGCAACTTTTTCACATGCATCAGACGCTTGGGATGCGTTATAGTTGGCAACTTTTTGAACATCAGCTTTGCATAATCTAAAAATCTGCGCTACAGTTTTTGGAAATAGCCGAACTTCCATCTTTCCAGACTCTCCCTTTATTTGTACCATACCAACAATTTCATCCTTGTAGTCGTCATTGTATTGATCATGTTTTCTAATTTCTAATTTAATTACTTTCATGTTAAATCTCCTTTTCTAAAATTTTTTCTCTAATTATTTCAGCATCTTTTATAAATGCTGTTATTATTTCCAAAGCATCATCTGAAGACCTTGGAATTTGATAATTTAACTTTGTGCCTAACTTTTTCTGTTTACCTTGCATCTTACCTGTTCTACTTTTGCACTCAATAGGGCAAGCAAGCAGGTATTTGTTCGTTATAGGAATAAAAGCCATATTGTCCGGCCATCCTGCAAGATGCTTAGAACAGTCTTTAAGGAGCCATGCAGGGCATTTAGTTTTTAACCAGAACCAAAGCCTGTCCGGTACCCTAAAAAATGGTATCTGCATATTCTCAAGTATTCCATTAGTTGCAGATTGGACAGGAGCTTCAGTTTTAGCGCCTTTTGGTATATCTTTGCGCTTGTTTTTATAGGCTAATTGTTTGTTTTTTGAAAATTTAGCTTCCATCATTTTATCCTTATTCGTTTGGCCCTGGTTCTGGCAGCCTGTACGTTCCTAATAGCATTTCTTCTATCTTCCTTGAAACTTTATACTTTTTACGGATATCTTTTATTGAGCCGCCTTTACTAATATATTCTTTCGCCTTGTTGAAGTTGGGCGTATCTTCATTTAGCCAAGGCTTGTTATCATCTTTTTTCTTTTGGGCTTGCTTCTTGCCTTGTGGCTTTTGGGCGTCAAAGTCTAAATCATTATTAACAATACTAAAAGTCGTTTGCTTTAAATATCTCTCTGTAAAAGTCATACAGCCGCCCATTTGTTGACTTGCGTTGGTGGCTGTGATTGTAGGCATTTCTGTAGCTGCTACAAATACAGCAAAATCTTTAATATCATCCAAGTTATAAACTGTTAGTTGGCCAAACAATCCATTTAAATCTCTAACAAGCTCAAACTTAACAAAAAGATTTTCATTAGTACACGCCTCATAAACCAGCTTGTCTACTTGTTCAGGCGTATAGTAATAATACTCAGAGTAACTATTATACCCTAACTTTTGAAGATCAGAGGCTTTAATAGCTACTCTGCAATTTTGTATTTTTTGATATACATTCATTATTTTATCCTTACATTATTGCTATATTTAAGTTCTACGCCTGGAACATCAACACCATTTTCTATGTCTTCTTTTGCTGATGCTTTGTCAAATTTAGGCTCATAAGACATGTAATCGTCTGGTATTATATCCATGTTAGTTGGTATAGTCTGACAGCTACGATCCCACGAAACCTTGCTAACTCCATCATTAAACTTTTCACCAACTTTTAAACTAAGTTTCAACGCTCCTGTTAACCAGGCCAATTTATTTTTAATTACCTTTTGGCGTGCTCTAAATTTCTTTTCTTTAATTGCTATAGAGTCGGATTCAGCCCTTAAGCTTTTTATATATTTACAAACATTGCCACGCTTAACCGTTTGTTTTTGTCGAATTCTATCTAACCTATCTGCTATTATATCAGGTATTACACCTTCGTTTAATTCTGCTTCACTCATAGCCTCTGTAAGCCACAAGTCTAATTCAAAATCTATCTCATATAAACTACTCATCTTTAAACACCTCCTCAAATTTTGGATCTACAATAGGTTTTTCTATTGTAGATTCACGCCCTTGTTGGTATGCGTATTTGACAATTTCAACCACCTCTTCTAAGCAATAATTTATATTAGAGCACTGAACCTCCCAAATTATTTGATTTACAGTTTTTGCCATAATTACTCTATCCCTTCAAATATTAAATGTTTTATTAATTCTTCTGTAACTTCCTCAATATCAAAATCAACATCTCTTCTATGGCTGAAACTATCAACAACAACAATATCTGTTTCCCTCCACCAATCTATGGGATTATTGCCATTTATTTGATCTATATGATACTCAACCCATACTTTCACATCATCTATTTCAATTAAAGCTGTTAACATGATATTTCCTCTTTGATAAGATGAGTTGATTTGTCATTAGTGTTAAACCAGAATACTGCCTTGCCTAACATTTCAGTAAAACAATTCTCTAAAGAATTACGATGAGGCAACGGATGTATTTTTCCCCATTTTTTTCTAGCCGCACTAATCATTCTCTTTTTTTGTCCTATTGAGATTTGCATGATAGTTTCCTTTTTAAAAGATTTGTTTTTGTTATACTATAAGTATACTAAACTATTTTAAGGAAGTCAACACTTATTTTACTTTTTTTTTACACTCTTTACACATCTGTCTAAAATATGTTCTATCGATTCCTTTGAATACCTTTCACTTGCTTCAGTTTCACGTCCTATATATTTATACCACCAAACCTTAAAGCCTGTTGGCTTGTATTCAAAGTTTGGGCTTGGGTCTACTTCTCGACACCATTTGCATTCATCGCGATCACACCAGCAATAGGGATGCATTCTAAAAATATCGTTCTCAAAGAGAGTTCCATATTTTTCATTCCAATCTTCCGGATTACCTGCGGCCTCTGCAACCTTTCTCAGCATTGTATCAAGGGCTGTGTCGTACTCGCACTTTCCCATTGCCCCGGCTGGTGCGTATACTTTTATTTTGTTCATTTGTTTTTTACTTTTCTTTCATATTCTTCAATAATCTCTTTAGCCTTTACATATTTTGCTACAAGACTACCCTTGCTCGACAAGACCATCTTAACTCCAATCAACGCCGTTGCGCTAAGACTATTTTTTGCTTTAGGCGGGATCGGTTTGTCAGTATTTCTAAAGCCTTGCAAATCACTTATGCCTTGACCTCCATCACTGCACAAGTGAACGCCTAATAGATCTGGAGCCATCTCTAATTTAGAGTTAAGACCCAATTTTGCGTTAATAATTTCATTTCTTGCTATTCCTTCACTGCAAAATAAATTATCACTTATTCCGCCGCATCTTCTACATTTGTATTCAAATCTTGCCATAATTTACTCCTTTTAGTTTAACATTGTATATGTTCGGGTCTAATGGGAATGGTCGCCAATATAAAATGTCTTCCCAAGTGCGTTGTCTTTCGCTCCAAGATTCACCATCAAAAGAGCTTACATCTTTTAGGTATATACCATCTTCTTTATTTTTATTGTTTCAACACGTTAGTTTAAAACTATGCACTTTCAGTGCAAGACTTTCAGTTGTATCATATTTTCATATTTATCAAAAATTGGTTGATATTGTCATTCCCGAATGCATTTGTCGGGAATTCAGGTTTTTGAATGATTTTTAAAAGAATGGATTCCGGCCTAAAAACATACCGGAATGATTTTTTTTCTTTAAATTGTAAATACAGGGTAGTTAACATACAAATGAAAAACTTTCAGTTTTAATTTTATTAAACCTATGTACTTCCAGTGCATAGTGGTTTAGTTTTAACACAAACGATTACAGCTTCATCAATATGACGGTTTTTTGTTGATGGTAATTCATTTCTGATATCTGTCCACATAATTTACTCCTCTGTTTTAATTTTTTCTAACAATTCGTTTATCCAATTACTAATGGTCTGTCTTATTGTGCTTAGCTCGCTTCTTGTAACTGTAGAACGGTCTAATGATACAATATTGTTTAAGCATTTCGAGGCATTAACTAAGCTGGTCAAATGTGACACGTTTATATATTCTTGTTCGGTCATATGCAATTCACTCCTTTATATTCTTTTGTTTAGTTACATAATCAGCCATAAGTTCAAAGACATCTAGTGGTAACCTAACTGACTCGCCGTCCTTTTCAATCCAAAAATCACCATATCTGTCCACACCTTCCACCAAAAGGCCGTCGTCGTCATAAAAAAAATTATTGTCCACAGTCTGGCTCCTTTATATTTTAGTTAAAAACTCAGTACAAGTTTCAGACGTTTCAAGATCAATTAACATATCTTGTATTTCATTATCTGATATTATTGAATCACGATTAGGGCGCCCTGTGAACATATCAATTTTTAAAGGACGGCGCTTAATCTTGGCATTTTTCAGCATTCTTTTCTCAAGCACTCTGACAAGATCTTTAGTATCTTCAATTATGTCAGCGGTGCTTAAATCAAAGAATACAACTGTTTTGTTTCCGTGTTTGTCTTCACGAGTTCCTTTTATCCAGCCTTCTCTTTTGGCGATCTTTTCAATTTGTTTTTTGTTTATTTCTTTCCAATCTTTATTCATGATTATCTCCTAATTTTTTGTTTGGTCCATTAATTGAATTTTAAGCGACGTGGCCATAACCCACCCGCAAGCAGCGCAAAGTGAGTGCCAGGACGGTTGTGTGCAAAGTATAAATATGCACATTACACTATTTATTGCACATAGAGCTAAAATCATAATATCCCCTTTATATAATTACAAAAAGCATTACTATTGTTAAAATTAGTACAAATATTATTGATGTTATATCCCAGAATTTCATTGTTTTAAATACTCCTCTATTCCAAGTTTAATAATTTTGTTAGCTAATACAAATAATGTTTCTCTAGGCTCATCATCACTGCGTTTTTTATTATTCTTTTTAAGCCTACGTTCTAACCAGCCATGATATATTGGGCTGATTTTAATTTGTTTTGTTAGTAGTTTCACCACTTACTTTTTCTCCTTTAATAACGGTTTATAATATACAGGGATCAATGTATCCCCAGCTATCAGTGAATCAAAATGTATTACAACTTTACTATAGTCCATTGTAGCCTTGGCAGATCCAGCTTTTAATAATCCTACTGTATTGGAATAGCTGGTGCACATAGCCTTAAGTTCTTTGATATCCAGAAAAAAAGCCATTTGATTTATGATTACAACACATAGCAAGACTATTGTTACAGTACTACTTTTCATCTCTATCTTTTTCCTCAATTTTGCAAACATTTACAACCCTTTCACCCGCCCTCTTGGCTTGTAATTGCATTATGCCCGATTCTGCTGCAAAATAACTATCAAAGTACATAAAATCATGCTTGCTTTGGTAATCGCGCTCCCATACAATCTCTTTAGGCTGCAAAACTTCATTATTGTGCCACACTTGGAATTTCCCATTAGCATATTCTCTTATTTCCATTTCTTTTCCTTTCCTAAAATAACAGGAGCCTTATCACTCCTATAATCATTACCATCAATTCCTTTTAAATAATAAGTACCACCTGACTTGATCCAGACATTACATTTAATAGTATCTACTTCGTATAATAATTCATGCTCTCTAAATATTACAGCAGTTTCTATTGTGTTTGTGTCTATGTCACAGGCATTAGTATTGTAAAACAAAAGTACTGACAATATTAATAATGCAATAGCACCTACAGTTCTTACAAGCTGTATAATATTACTCACCTATTCCTCCTTCTTAAAAGCTTTTAATTTAGACACAGGAGTATACTCTAATTTAATATCTAAATACTCTGCAATAGCATCTATATGCTCTTTTGGGTTATAAGGAGGTGCAGACACACTTACATTTGCAGTACCTTCTCGATAACTATGATCATTACAAATGCCAGCGCTTTTTAATTTTATTTCAATACATTCTATACTAGTTTTTAAATACCTGTTCTCGCATTCAAGACTATTAATCATCTTTTCTAATTCTTGAACAATTTTTTTATTCTTCCAAAATGAAACATCTTTTTCAGCAGCTTTTGCCATATTAAACATCTTATTCCTCCCTTTAATCATGAATGTTGCCAAGTAACAATTCAAGAGTATTGTAAAGTGTAGATACTGCCACATCCTTGTACTGATGATTACAAATTTCTTTTCTTTGTGACGACGCAGTTCCCCCTATAAAATTTCTAATCTCTATTGCTTGAGATTCTTTCAAGATGACTTTTACATCACGATCAACTTTTGGTGTTACAAATTCAGCTTTCATACTTTTCTCCTTGTTTAATTGTTTTTCAATTTCCATTTTTTCTTTCATTCTTCGTATTCTTTGCTCTGCCATTTCTTTTTCTATTTTAATTAATTTTTGCAATGCATGTGCAGTTACTGTAAACATTTAATCCTCCTCTAATGGAATTAATTTATAAACAACATCATTGTATTCCACTGTTAGAACACTACCCTTTTCACCATTCACAATTACAACACTTTTCATTGAAAAGATTAGGCAAGTAGCGAAAAAAGCTCCAAGCATTAAACTAATAATTGCTGAACTGACTGAATCCATTTCTAATCCTCCCTTGGTACTTTAATAGTTATTTCACCGTACCAGGGAGTGAAGTCTTTTTTTTCCCAATTTTTAGAGTAGCACGCTCGATAGACGGTTCGGGGAACATAGCTTGTCCCAGAAAATGTGCTTTCTTTGTCACCCCAGCTGCTTACTACTACTATTGTATCGCAATCAACTGCTTTCATAAAAACAGGTACTTGCCTTTCCTTCTTCTTCTCTTCATACTCTTTTACTATTACTTCCATACTATACTCCTTTATTAAATTATTAATCTATTCCTCTAAAAGTTCTGATTTTAATTGTCGCACAACCTCTTTGTAACATTTTATTTGTGCACTTATTTCCCCTCTCGCCGATACTCTATATCCACCGGACAATTTTCTATTATTCTAACGATATTACCTTTCGAGTCATATGCTGTATATGCGCTATAAACACTATCTTTGTAATCCTCGGAGTAATCTTTTATTTTAACAACACCATCAACACCAACCTCACAACACGATGTTCCAAGAATACACACAACTGTTATTTTTTTAATTACCATACCATCAATCATCTAATCCTCCAACTCCTTTTTTAAATTATTAATTTTACCTACACACATAGTATACTAAATAACCCAAAACATGTCAACAACTATTTTACATTTATTTTATTTATTTTTTACAATGCCCTATTTTACTACGTCTTAGAAAAAAAACTATTGACAATAACTTTGGAATTGATTATCTTATGGTTATGATTTTGTTTTTTTGTTTTTGATTAGATGTTGAGATAGAGCGCATAGATTAATTCTGTGTGCTCTAATTTAAAGTTAGCTTTGAGCAATCTGTGCAAGGGAAATCCTTAATGTATACTACCGAGATATCGAAAGTATGAAAACAACTTTAAGGATGAAGTTGCACAGAGTCCTCAAAGCTAAAGACAAGAGTTGGAGAGGCCTTGATAGTTGATCGCCTTGGACAAACAGCCCTGTGTCTGTATGGGCGTAATTTATGAATCTCTGAGGCAGGGAATGAGATTCTTCAAGACTTTTAAAGCAAATAGCAACAGGGGATAGTATGCCGAGCAACGGAAGACCAACTAAATACAACAAAAACATTCCAGACAAAGTATATAAGTTCTGCCTATTAGGTGCTACAGATGAAGAGATGTCCGATCTCCTTGATATAACTATAGATACGTTTTATCGGTGGAAGAAAGTTCATAAGCCTTTTTCTGAGGCACTCTTAGAGGGAAAGGAAGTTGCAGATTCAAACATCGCTAAAAGCCTATACCAGAGAGCAAAAGGGT